TGGATAACAAATCCCTCTAGTATAATATACATTACGAACCCTTTGGATTTTTCCCCAAATATGGGATATGTTTCTTAAAATAACATTACGATTATCAAATATTTTATCCCAAATTGGGGATATTATTATATGTTTTTATATGCCAAATTGGAGCATACAAGTATACAATATTTGACAATTTGATGGATATGTGGTATAGGGGAAATAGTATTTGATATTGGGTATTGACAATTTGACAAAAGTGTGCTAGGGTATTTGGCCGTGCGGCATTACGAACCCATCGTTATATAAGCTCCATTCCCCATATCCATCCACAACCATCCACAAATAGCCAAATAGAATTATCCACAGTAAGATATATATGTGGATAACTATGTGAATAACTTATCAAATATGTGTATAACTTTAGTATCAAAGTGGTATCATGGTATCAATTTTTTGGGGGTATTTGGTTCATCGCCTAGGGGGCTGTTGGCTATTTAGATATGCCAATATAGCAGAAGCAATGCCAAAGAAAGATATCAGCCATATAATGATTTGGTCATTTGTCATGTATCCAGTATATCAGAAAACCCTATTTGTTATTACTAGGGGTTATATCTTATACTAGGGATTACGAAGGCTCTTGTAAATCCCCCGAAAATTTGATACAATTAAAGTATGCATCCTAAATGTGGAACTAAAGCTGGTCATGATGATCATAGGCGTAAATACAGGGATGCCTTTTGCGAGCCATGCATTGAGGCTATGAGAGCCTACTGGATAGAGTATAGGAAGCGTCCAGAAAAGAAAGAAAGAATTAAGCATTACAATCGGACCAATAGGAACATTAGGTCTGGCACAAGATTTAAGAATTTAATCAAACAAGGATTTGATATACAAAGAGACTTTTTCTCTGCTTCTACAGTTATCTTTACTTATGGAACTATTTGTCATTTGTGTAATGATGAGGTTGATTTAGATGCCCCCAGATCTGTAGGTGCTCCTGGATGGGAAAGAGGACTTCATATTGACCATGTGGTTCCATTGTCAAAAGGTGGTCATGATATCCTGGATAATGTTAGACCTTCTCATGGTCAGTGCAATATTAAAAAGCACAATAAACTAGATTATGTCCACTCTTCTTGAGGGATATTGTTCTTTACTATAAGCTACTAGATACTTCCCAGTCTTTGGCATATCCATAACATACCCCACCTGTGGTCATATCCCAAATTGCAATTTCTCCTAGCTGGAGATATTTGACCTGATTTGGGGATGTGATGTGGAACATCCACTTTCCCTCTGGAATAGCAAATTCAGTATCAACATCACTCATACGATTAATGTATGTGTCTCTCTTGGCTGTTGCAAACATGCTATTTGATCTTTACGAACTTAGACCAGATACGCTCATGGATGAAATATGCTAGAGCTTCCCATGCGATGTAGATAAGTGCTCCAAAAGTAGCATACTCCCATTCTCCTGTGAGTATGTAGATTACTCCTGCTATGATAACTAGGTGTACAAACTCCCAGCTTAGTGTCTTAATTAAACTTCTCTTAGTGGTTTCCATTATTACTCTTTCCTGTTATATCAATTATACGGGATACTAGGATGTTTGTCAATAGCATTACGGAGTAATGTAGTAAGACATGTGTCTTCTATTTACCGCCGAACTTTTAGACGTTATTTTTATAAAAAGCGAATTTAGCCCATTGTGATAATGTGTACCTAACTCCGCTTGTCACAGGAGACACCCCATGTACGTAATACAAGCTGCCTGGGAACATTACTATGTCTCCAGCAGATGGCTTAAGATAATAATCAAACTCTGGGAAATATAGGTAGCCACCATCATAGTCATCATTTAAATAGGCTAAAATTGCCAAGTGACCACTCCACATGTTTTCAATATTTTGTGCTTGATATTCTTTGCTTGGTCCTTCATCTTTTTCTGGATCATTGTTTTCATAATCAATTGTAAGAATGTCTGTGTGTGGGCCAATAGAAGATCCAGTTGGATGGGTCATGTAAAGAAGTGGTTTGTCTGGCAAAAGCTCTTCGTTATACTCAGCTTCGGCAATTCTTATTAACTTAGGCTTCATGTATTCTGCAAAGTCATCGTGGTCTTCACATGGCCCAAAGTTTGGAATATCAAATGTTGAATAGCAATGATCTCTATCTAAAAGCACTGGATGGCAACTAAGCACTTTTAATGCTCGATTAATTTCTTCACTAGATATTCCATTTTTAATTATCTTAATATTGTCTATGGTGTGGCCAAATTTTTCTATAAAAGTATCTTTTGTCCTAGTATGATAAAGGTCCGCCATATCAAAAAATTCTGCTAATTCTGGTATGTTTTTCTTTATTCCAAACATGTTTTCCCTAGTTATTAGTCTCTATAATTCTAGTGTACGTAATGTCGCTACCGCCGTTGTCATTGGCCCAGCCTTTTATCGAACGAACTTCAGTCCTGTCACCTGGCTTACCGCCTGCGTGTATCATTTCATCAGGACCTATGTAGATTCCAATGTGGTATGCACTACCATAGCTTCGATGATTAAAAGACACAAGGTCTCCAATCTTGGGAACGGTGACGATAGGTCCAGATAGTCTTTGCTTTGTTGCACTATGCTCTAGGTTAACCCCCAGGTGAGCATATGTCCACATAACCAATCCTGAGCAGTCCCAGGATGATGGTGTGGATCCACTAAAGACCCATGGTGTTTTACCAATTTGTTTTTTAACTAAGACCAAGGTTTCATTTAATGTCTTGGTGTCGCTGGCAACTTTTTCCAGTCTGGCAATCTCTGCCTCTAGCTCATCTTGCTTCTTTTCGGCATCGGACTTGAGCTTATCCTTTTCTGCCTTTTGCTGAGCCATCCAATCTACTGATCCAATAAGAGGTGCATCTGAGGCCAGGACTGGCCCAACTGCTAACTCTAGAGCCTTCACTGGCCCTGAGAAGATAACTTCTTTTGTTACTGGAGAATCAATTACTGGTGTTGGCTTTGTTACTTGTGTTATTGGTTGTTCTTTGTTCGATGACTCAGTGGATTCTATCATAGCTCCAAAAGCTATTCCAGTGCCACTTGTCATTAGCGTTGCAATCATACCAATTGCTATGAACCTTTTTCTTTTCATTTGGCGACCTACCTTTCCTTGGTAGTTAGTACTCGGTCGTTGAGCGTTAGCGGGTGGTTTCCCTATATTAAGTTATAAACCCTTGAGACAGACACATCCATCTCGAAGGGGTACTACTATTTTACCATAAATTAAGACAAAATACACATTACTTAGTTTTATTTTTAGTTTTTAGCTTAAAGCCAGTAGCCTTCTTTAGCCAAGGCTTATCAGAATATCTAGCCCATTCATAGACAAAGATACAGGCTGCAATAAGCAATCCAAGAGAACCTGACTGTACGATGTAGTAAGGTGTTGGATCAATCAAATAGGTTTCCCAAGGGAAGCTATAAGCTACCACTGGGAATGAAATGATGTTTCCAAATACCACGGCAACTACGATACTCTTATAAATGTTTTTCAATTGTTCTCCTTGTTCGTTAAATCTTATGTATCATTATACAGGTGGCACTAGAGAATGTCAAGTGCTTGCACTTGCAGGTATCTCTTATTTACCGCCGATTTTTAATCTATTAATGATTCTTCTGCGATTTCGACGAACTCTATATCTTTTAGATCTTCATCAGTAAGTCCCTCAGCATGAAGGCTTGCCATTTTAGCCATTGTTTATCCTATCTCTCATTAACCTTATCAATGTGTCCTGGTATATCGGTGTTCTGGTGTCGTTTGATTGTTTCTCAATCATATCAAGTTCCTTCAAGATTCTCAATCTTTCTTTTTCAATAATAGAAACAATTCTCCAGTTAGCTGGAGCCTCTTCGTTAAAAAACTCTTTCCATATCGGAGAATAGGTTGGAATATCAACTTGTTCTTCATTAACCAAAGATCCTAGAGCGTACTTACCCCCATCTGAGAAGCCCTCTTCATAACAATTGTTTTCATCCGATATAGCCATATACTGATTATACAGCATCTGTGTCAGAAAATCAACAGTGGCTGTGCAGACTAGTGTATAATAAAACTTATAACAGAGAAGGAAAAATGCCAAATTTTGACAAAATGATTCCCGTAATCTCTTACGAGCAAATCAAAAATACAAAGCTTATAGAGCAAAGAGAGCACATTATTAATTTTATTAGTAATGCCCCAGATCAAAAGATTAGCTTTATAGAGGTTGGAACTGGATCTGGAGACTTTGCAGCAGAGATAGTAGAGTCCTTAATGATTGATAAAGCTATAATTTTAGATACTTTTGATGGCTATGAAGATGTCCACGATAGACACGCTGCTAATGAGCAAGAAAGCTTTGTTCGAGAAAGGTTTTCCTTGTACCCAAATATTCGCATTATCAAGGGGGATAGTAAAAAGACTTTGCCAGAGCTATGCTCTAGCGAAACCGATAAATATGATTTTATCTATCTTGATGCAGATCACAGCATGGAACAAGTTTCTAGCGACTTGACTTCTGCTACAAAACTAATAAAAGAAACTGGAATTATTGGGATTGATGACTTTTGTTTTCATCCAGGCTATATAAAAGAAAACACTGGTAAGTACCAGGCACAGGAAGCTGTTAGCCAATTTTTAAAGGATAACTTAAATTGGAAGATAAAGTACTTCTCTTTTAATGTTGGAGGCTTTCAAAATGTTTTCTTGTCTCAGTGTTGTTAGCAGGCTATTATTCTGCCAGATAGTTTTTAAATAGCCTCAATAGCTGTATGGTGTACTCGTTATAATCAACTTCAATTACGGTATTCTCATTGTCAACCTTGTGAAGCTTGATCTCTTTTACCATCTCAAATAAGATATTATTTATCTCTTTTTCTAGGTCCATGCCTAAAGTATAGCAGATTCATAAAGCATTGGTAAAATTGATGGTGATCTATAAATGTAATTGTGGCGAGGTACATGACATAGGAATAGAGCTATACTTTGAAATTATTAAATATAAAGAGTATTGCGACTGTCCTATAATTAGCTTGACATACCC